GCATTAGCCACGGTTCTCAAAAGGAATCGTGGCTTTTTTTATTTATATGGCTGAAACAAATCCCAACGGAGCTAATCAGTATCAGTTAGACCCGAGGCAGAAAATGTGTTGGGACTTTTACATAAACCCTAAGTCAGAAACATTCTCAAACGCTTACAAATCCGCCTTAAAAGCAGGATACGAGGAAAGCACCGCATTACAGATAACAACGGAGAAATGGTTTACCGAAAGAGTGAGAAGAAACAATATGCTTTCAAAAGCTGAAAAAGTCTTAGACGAAATGCTTGAAATGCCTATAGAAGTTCTTGAATGGGAAGGACGAGGGGAAGAAGCAGAGCAGATCGTAGTTACTAATCCAGCATTGGTCAAAGTAAAGCAAGACACAGCAAAGTTTGTTGCTGAAAGACTAGGAAAAGATGATGGGTACTCAACAAGAAATGAAGTAACAGGAAAAGACGGAGAACGATTAGTCGAAGGTTTAACCAAAGAACAGCAAACTCTCTTAGACACACTCCTCTATGATAAGCAAACAAGTAATGGACAAAGTAATACAGGGGACACAAGCAGAGAGAGCGTATCTGTGCAGTAAGGATTTTAAATATTTTTTCATATATTACGCAGTAGATTACATCAAGTATAGTTTTGCTCCTTTTCACTACGAGATGTTCCAAGACCTTAATGACTTAATGGGAGATAGATACCGAGAGCTACTATGGCTCATGTTCCGAGAGAGTTCAAAAACAAGTTTTGCAAAGATTTTCCTGTTGTGGCTCATAACATTTAACAAACGTAGATATATAAATGTAGACAGTTTTGACAAAGAGAATGCTGAACGAATCCTGTTTGACATCGTAGTAGAGATGCAGACCAATCCGAGATACAAGAGCGACTATGGGGAGATGTACAACGCTAAAAGAAACGCTGACGAAGTAACACAGAAACGAGTAAGTAACTTTATAACAAATAACGGAGTGCGTGTAGAAGCTCACTCAACACAAGAGAGTGTTCGAGGACGTATTCACGGACATCAACGACCTGACTTTCTATTACTAGATGATTTTGAAACAAACAAGACTAAAGATTCTAAAGCCTACACCGAACAAGTAATTAAACACATAGACGAATTTAAAACAGGCTTAGATTCAACAGCAAAGATTATTTATTTAGGAAACTACATCACTGAGTACGGGTCGATACAAACGCTATTGGATAGAGCAAAGACTGACGAGAAATTAAAAGTACGAAACGTCCCTGTAGAAAAAGGTGGTCAACCTACATGGTCGGACAAGTACGTGATGACTGATGCTGAGGCACAAGGGACAAATAAAGTCAGTTTAGAAGATAAAAAGAAACAATTTGGCTCACTCGTGTATTCAGCGGAAATGCTTAATCAACCCATAGACGAGAGTAGCCAAGAATTTTTTAAACAGAATTTCAAATACAAAACATTTGAGGAAGTTAGACGGATGAAGACACGCAAGTTTGCAACGATTGATTCTGCCTTAACTAAACATGCTGAATCAGACTTTACAGGGATTACCAAGAATTACGTCAGTGAGAATAACGATTGGCACTTGGACGCTCGCAGATACAAGATAAATTCTAAAGAACTAATTAACTTGATATTCCAATTACATGATGAAGGCTTTGAAAAGATAGGAATTGAAGAAGGAGCTTTCACGCAGGCGGTGGAACCTTTTTTCCAAGATGAGTGCCGAGTGCGAAACAAATACCCCTATATTGTGAAGCTCAAGCATGGGGGAGTGATGAAAGAAACACGCATAAGAGGACTTATCCCACGCTATGAAGCAGGACAGATTTATCACATCACAGGTACAAGTCAAGAGTTAGAGGAAGAACTACTTAAATTTCCAAAAGGATTACATGATGACGTTGCAGACGCAACGCAATACCAGAACAAGATCGCTGAACCACCTATGAAACAAATTATGTATCAACAACAACCAATGGAATCAATATTTGATATAGGAAGCTAATATGATAGAAGATTTAATTTTACAACAAGCTCTCAAAGAGTATCAGATAGCTTTGAAATATAGAGCACAGCGTATTTCTTCGTGGCATAAAAACGAAGATTTGTATTTACAGAGAAAAAAGAAAGAAATACAAGGTCGTCATAACATACTCTTGGGAGAAATGCAGGGATTTGTTGACACCTTGCTTTCAAAGATTGATGACGCACCGACAATCAAATTCTTGCCTACAGATGAAGCAGACACTCGCAAGGCTGATAAAGTTAGCAAGGCATGGGAGAAAGACAGTTCTATCACACAAGGCGACTGGGCGTATAAAGACCTATTAGGTAAAAAACAATGCGGACTTTACGGTCGCACTGGATATAAATACTTCGCTGAAAGCGATCCTAAGTATAACTCAAATCTCGTGTTGATTGATGTCTACGATCTCCTTGTTGACCCATTAGCAGGTGGTGAAGATATCGAGAAAGGAAAGTTCTGTGGACATGACAACATTTTCAAATCAGTATATGAAATCGAGCAGAGTTCTTTGTATGACTCAAGACAGGTTTTACTTGCTAAATTAGGTCTTTCACGAGAAGTAACTGAAAAGAATGATAACGAACTCAATGAGAAGACTAACCGTGCTTCTATTTTAGGTTTAACACCTGACAAATATCAGAGTGAAGAAACAATGAAACTCTGTGAGTGGTATACGACATACAAAGGTACTCGCTTCTTAGTGACATTTGACCACCGCAGTAAGCATTGGCTACGAGTTGAAAAACTGAAAGAAATCTTTACCACACCTGAATACGCTAACGATGACCCACTCTATCCCTTAGACTCATGGGCTTCTAATCCTGACATGTTTGAATTTTGGACTCCTTCACCCGCTGACCAGGTGCGAGAAACGATCGAAGCCAAATCACTACTTATCTCTCAAGCATTCGACAACAGAATGTATAACAACTTTGGCATGAAAGCCTATGACGTAAACGCATTTGTTAATCCTGCGTTATTAGAACCTCGTTGGGCTGGGCTAGTACCTGTCAATGTGAAAGAAGGCAACTCACTACAAAACAGTATTTACGAGTTCAGATATCCAGCGTTAGGAGATACGCAAGTGCTATATAACATCTTAGACACTGAAAAGAGCAAAAACTCTGGTATTACGCCAGCAACACAAGGTCTAGCTGAAGAAGATAAGAAAGTTGGCGTAATGGAGGGGGAATTGGCACAAGCTGCTGACCGCATGGGGCTGTTTAACAAGAGCTATGGTCGCTTCTGGGTGAAGATGGGTAAACGATATTTGAACGGCTTGAAAGAACATTTAAATGAAGACATGGCAGTGAAGATGATAGGGGAGAAAGGTATTAGTTGGGACAAGGTTTGTAAGCAAGATTTAAACGCTGAATTTGATATTGAGATTATCGGTGCAAACGCTGAACTCTCATCTGATGCAAGATTAACAAAACAAAAACTCACTGTTCTCCAGGCACAGGTTCAGAACCCGAACTTCAACCCTAAAACACGTGATAGAAAGATTTTAGAAATAGCAGGATTTGAAACAAACGAAATCAACGACCTTCTTGATACCGACAACTTGGCAAACAAAGAAGTCTCTTTGGAAGCAGCGGAAGAAAACCAAAAGATGCTCAAAAAAGATGTAGAACCTAATCGTAATGCTGATACGGCTCATGTAAGAAAGCATTTAGACTTTGTACGATCTAACGAACTTAAACCAGAAGTACATGCTCGCATTCTAGCTCACATGAAACTAGAGGTAGACATCGCACGCAAGAACATGGTTGAGAACCTAACATTTCAAAAAGCACAGATGGGCGTATTGCCAGAAATGGGGCAGTCAGAACTTGGTCAACCTATGGGGATGGAAGATTTACCAGATAGTAATTTAGAACCACAAACACTTTTAAATAACGTCTAGTATGTTTGATCTCTTACAAAAATTACAAGAAAAGTACGCTGATATACGAGGAGATCATACACCAAGCGTGAAACTAGAACTAGCAGAATTGAAACGAAGAATACTCGAAAACACTGAAATGGAAACGATTGTAAACAGCGTGGCAGGAAAAAAGCTACTCAAAACGGTCACTGATTACATAGAAAAGATTGATACGACGTGCATGGACGAGCAAGTCAAAGCTGAAGTCAAGCTAGATTTATTAAAACAACGAAAAGCCTGGCTCACCGTCTTACGAGTTATGCTCGGAGGCAAGAGCCAATTAGAAGCGATTCGGACACAGATAAATACCTATTTAAATGATTAGACCTTATGGGTCAATCATGGAGAGTCAACTCCTAATCAAATCTTTATATGTTAGAGATTATGTCTCAAAAAGGTGAAGAGCTTACACTTGAACAAAAAGCTACTTTGGATGCTATCGAGGCTGAACAAAAGCCAGAGGTAAAACCAGAAGAGGTTAGGCCTACGGAAGAAGTTAAGCCAGCAGAAGAAGTAAAACCAGTGGAGAAATCAGAACAGGTTATGCCTGATCCTGATGAAGACATTGATGAGGGTAGCACGAACGATACCCGCCAACCTAAATTCGTGCGGTTGGAAAAGCACTTAAAAATGCGGGACAAGTTGAAGGAAATGGAAGAAGAGCTTTTAGCTCTTAGATCCAAACCTCAAACTCCTACAACAGAGGCTAAGCAAGAAGAGGTCGCTGACGAAATCAAATCTTATGCGGAAGCAAACGGATATGATGCCGAACAGACTAAAAAACTTGTAGAGCTTGTTGAAAAAGGTGCTTACAGTCGCCTAAAGAAAGAATTTGATGACAAGTTTAATCAGCTCAACGAAGTTGCTGAAAAAGCTAAGCGAGAAAATGAAGAAGTCCAACAAGAAAAAATTTGGACGAAACAATACGCTGAATTGCTTGAGAAGTTCCCTAACGAAAAGGAGCATATCGAGTCAATCAAAATAAGTTTGAAAAAACTTGCGTATTCAAAAGAATTTCATCAATCACCACTATCTGCCTCGTATCTTTATCTACGGGAAGTAGAAGGTCTCAAGCCTGCTACAAAGACTAAAACCGTAGAGAGTGGTACAGGTGGTCAATCAAAAGGTGGTATTGATTACGCTCGCATTATAGCTGACAACGACGAACAAGCGATTAGAAATATGTCATCAGAAGAATTCGTAGGATTACAAAAATATATTAAAGATAATAATTTATAAATATGAGTAATTCACTCGGAAACGGTTTGCTTAACAAAGCATACTGGTCAAAGAAAATGCAGGAATATCGCAAAAAGAAATTGGTTGCTATGGCAATCTGCGATGTTTCTGAAAAAGCTGGTCTCTCATCTGGAGATACCATTCATAAACCTTACTCATCTGAAGTAGTAGGTCAGTCTTATACAAAAGGTACAGCATTCACCGTACAAGATGTATCAGCTGTTGATGACACATTGACAGTAAGTACAGCTCGTGTTGCTCCTTTCTACATTGATGATGTAGACAAAATTCAAAACTCTTATTCAGCTGCTGATGAATTTAGTGGCAAAGCACAAGACAAACTCAATCGGTTTGTTGATGCTGATGTATTGGCTGAATATGCAAACGCAACATCATACATTGACGCAGGAGATGTTGGTGGCTCTGCTGGAACAAGTATCACTCCTGATACAACAAATATCAACAAGATTTTCACTGCTGCTGGACGCAAATTGAACTTGCTCAATGTAGCACCTGAAAATCGTTTTGCTGTTATCTCACCTTCAATTCTTGAAGTATTGCAACAATATACTGCAGGTAAAGATACTGCTGTTGGTGATAAGGTAATGGACAATGGCTATATTGGTTCACGCTTTGGATTTGATTTGTATGTTTCAAACAACTTGACCTATTCAGCTGTTTGGACTCCATCTGATAATCCTACAGCAGCTGAAACATTTATCATCGGTGGTGTAACCTTCACTTTTAAAGCAGACACAATGACTGCTGGTGCATTGCACATCTGTTCTGACACTGAAAACACTTTGGCAAATATGGCTGTAGCTTTGAACGCTCCTGCTACTGCGATTGTAGAAGCTACTAATGCTGGTTATGGTGCTTTGAGTGCTGCTAACCAAGCTAAGTTGGAAGGTATAACTGCTACTGCTACTTCTACTGCTTTGACTATCACCTTCCCAGGTGGCGGTGAAACAGTTGGTGGCGGTACTGCACAAGGTACATGGTCATCTGAAATCGTACACATGCTCTTTGGTCAAAAAGGTGCAACAGCTTTGGTTATGCAAAAAGAACCTAGCATTGAGATCAAAGATGTGTCTGACAAACTCGGAAAGAACTTTGCTCCCTGGATGCTCTATGGTTTGAAAACTTGGAACAATAACAAAGAATTACTTGTTGACGGACGTATACTCGCAACAGCACTTTAATTCACTGATTAAAAACGAAAACGATATGAATATAAATAAAATGTTGACTGCAGTGATCGTTTTGTTGGTGGCTGTGCTGGGGTTGAGTGTGTATCTGGTCATGCCAAGCAAAAAACTTGGCGGACAATATAACACTAATTACGCCTATTTCAACGGGCTTACCAATAGTGGGGCTACGGTACTTAGTGGGACAAATACTGTAAGTGGAGACACAACCTTTACGGGAGCTGCAACCTTTAGTGGTGAGGTGACTGGAATTGCAACATCTTCACTTTCCACTCTAACGGTAACCGGAGCGAGTGTTCTCAATGGTGGATTGACGATGGATACCTCGGCTTTCACTGTGGCAGACACAAGTGGAAACACATCTATCGGGGGAACATTAGGCGTAACAGGAGTATCTACTCTTGCAACAACGACCGCAACATCATTTACAGCTTCATTGCTCGCCAATCTTAACGGCGGGATTGCTGTAGACACTTCTGTTTTTACGGTTGATGGTATAACAGGAAATATCTCAACGAATGGCACGTTAGCTGTCACTGGTAACGCGTACAGTCTAGAAAATATGTCTGTTGGTACGACAACCATGACATACGATTTGTGGGTGACTAACGGTGCTAATACCTCAACATTAGCAGTTGGTGGAGCTGGAAGTTCATTAGTATCAAAGATATGCGCTTGGAGTGGAACCTATTTCGTTATTGGTTCACCTTCAACAACTGGCGCAGGAATGGATTATACAACCTCAACTGTTTGTCAGTAAGTTCTCCTTGCCTCTCAAAACTGGGGGGCAGGATAGGATTTATTTAATAATTTATATATGAACACACATTTCATCAAAGAAATCAGGGCGGCTGCGATTTTAACTACAAGTTATGTAGCAGCCACAGTTTTAGGAGGAGGACGGGATGAGGCTTTAGTTCCAGAGTATAACGAACTAGCGGCATATTTTATTTATACAAAAGGGTCTTTGACTTCTTTGGAAGTAAAGATTGAGTCGTCACTCGATGGCACAAATTACGTTACAGAAACGAATGTATCTGTATCAGGTACGACTAACACCATGAGCAAAGGTGAATATACAACTACAGAAGATGGAAATTTTAAAATCACTGTTCCAATGTCAGCACGATTTGTAAAAGTTAGTGCAAAAGGTACAGGTACAACAACAAGTTCGTCATTAGCTATCCAGGCAATGTTACATTATGTCTAAAACATACAGCAATCTTTCAAAGATTCAGTTAAGAAATGAAAAAGAACGTCTATTAGACGAATTGGTTTATTTTTCAGGCAAGTTAAATGAAGCTGAAGAACAAGCTAAAAAGATTGTAGATCGAGATGCCTATTTGACAGACTTACAGTTAAAAATTGAAAAAGAAGAAAATGTTTATAGCAAAGTTGTTTCTTCTATCGAAGAAAAAAACGGAGAACTAGAAAAGCTAAAAGAAGAAAATCTAGTGGCTAAAGATAAATTAAAGATAGTAGAGGAATTGTTAAACAACGTGAGCTGTAATGGAGAGCAAGAAGTACAGAGATATAAAAATTTAATAAGTAATCTTGAGACTAAGTTGTCACAAATAAAAGAAACGGTGGAAGAGAAACAGCCATTGTTAGATTCAATAGTTAAACAAATTCAAACAGAGCAAGATTTATTGAATGATTTAACATCACAAAATATAGTTCTAGAGCAAAACATACTTGAATTAAATGAAGCTATCAAAGTATTGAGAGATGAAGAGACAGAAATAACAGCTAGAATCAATGATTCTCAAAATGAACTATCGATGGTTATTGAATGGGTACAAACCGCAAAAAAAGATTTAGAAACTATAACAACAAAAAAAGTAGAGACAGAACTAGAAATACAAAAACTTGATAAAAAACATCGTGAGCAATGCTTACTAAGAGAGGAAGAAATAAACGAGAGAGAAGGACTTTTAATACGGAGAGAAAACCTCATGGAGGGCAAAAGAAAAGAATTGATAGAAATAAAAAATGGATTAGAGAAATATCACAACAAACCTATCTTGATGAATATCTAATGTGACGTATTACAACAGAAAAAATGATATTGGATTATTCCAGCAATAAATAAACGTAATTTAAAAGAGTCAAAATCGAAGAAATAATATGAATATCTTAAAACACAAAATAACTAAAATTTCATCTCTAGTTGTTTTGGCTGGAGGTGCTTTGTTTGGCGGATATTATAATCTACAACAATATGTGCCAGATGATTTGTATGTAGATACTGCTACAATCACTTCCGCAACCATAGACAATCTTACTTTTGTAACCAGTACACAAACCACAGGCATGGTATATGGTGGGGCGACACGAGAAACGAAAACTATTACTTATAATTTTTCCGCAACGACTACTGGAGTTCAAACAATCCAGTTATTTAATTATTCGTCTTTGATGCCAAACGAATCATCTGCACAAGTGTTGGTAAAAGTTACTTCAGCGAGTGATGCAACAAATGACACTGACACCTATGCAAAAGGTGTTTTAATGTATGGTTATGTAAAGAGAACTGACGGAGTTATATCAACAATAGCTACCCCAATGATGGCAAATACTTCTTGTTACAATGATGGCGTGGCGTGTTCTAGTTCTGGCTTACAACCAACACTTAATAATGTCATATTCAGTTTAGTAGGGCTGACTGGAAAGAATATGTATTGGAATGGAACAGTTGAATTTACTTATCAAACTAACTAATTTATATGAAAAAAATACTATATTTTTTCTCACTGTTGGTTTTGCTTGTTCCGTTATTGATACAAGCGACCTATACGCCAACTTATACTAATGGGTTTGTTCAGGACATTTTTAATGTGGACGCAATGGCAATGTCCAAAGATTTAGTTGTTTCTTCTACACCAGCCTCTTTAATTGGGGATAATCTCAATGTCGGTTTGGTGAAATATGAAGTTACCGCTCCATTAAGTCAAACGCTTGCCCCTGCGTCAAGCACAGTATATTTACCTGATAATTTCGTTCAATGTCATTCTGATAATCTAGGTAACGCTTATACATACAACATAACAATTGACCCGAATGATAATGAAACAATAAACGGACAAGCGACTTATACCATAGATGAAAACTGGGGTTCAGTATGTTTACGGGCTGACAGTGATACTAATTGGCGTGTAGTGTATGACAGTCAAACAGATTATCCAACTCTTTCAGGGTATAATCTTTTATCAGATTTAACACCTTCTGTTTTCAGAACCAATGAGTCATATATTGTTCCAGCGGCGGCAAGCACGACTGCTTATTATTTAGGTCACGCTAATTATTTGCTTGACCAATCAGAAGTTGATTTGCCGAATTTGGGTTATGGTGGAAATGCGTATGGTTATCTTTATGGTTATGCTAAACAAAAACCTACTTCAACCTATGAGGCGTGGTTAATGGTTTTTACTGACCAATCTACAACAGGAACAGTTACTAACCTTAATATGTTGAATATTGGTAGTGAACAGACGGCTTCTGTGGTTACTAATTTTACTGCTTTAAATTTATATAATAATCCATACGGTTTTAATCCAACTTCCACTTATTTTGCTAATTTCACCAATACATATTTGACGAACAATATGATAAATGTTCGTAACGATTCAGATAAATGGTGGATACCGATGTCTTCGGCTACAAGTTCAATTACTTTCTTTGATACTTCCGCGCGAACGGCATCAATGATGACTGTTCAAGCTGGTTCAGCATCAACTCCGATGAATACCCCATATACCGCAGGAGCTTCATTTTCTCAATTTTCTTCAAATATAGGTTTAGGTTTGATTGGTTCTCAAACTTCCGCAGGACTTGATACTAGTGAATTTGCCAATGGTGTATCAGGTTTAATTGCTACTCACGCCAGCGATAATGCTGACGCAAATCTTAACTCTTTCCAAGCGCTTGGTAATTTCGCCGCTGGAAATACAGCGATGACAACCGCTTACGGGGCGGCGATGATAGGTGGCGTTGGTAATTTTGATTATTTGATAAATACTCAATATGCGTCTGATATTAGGGCGTATAAGGCAGTAAATGACGGCAGTCCAGTTTGGCGTTTTGGCTCAGCGGATGCTGAAAGTTTAGGAATACAAACTGTGTATGATACTGGTGCACAAACTCTTAATTATGTTAATTTTAATACTTATACAGCAAGTTCAACAGCAGATAAAGGTCAATATATATTTAATGTAGATGAAACTGAAGTTTTAAGTATTGATGATGCTGGATTGGTAAATAAATATGATGTTTACATAACTACATCTACAAAAGGAATAGTATTGACTTCACCAGATGGTACTTGTGCACGAGGAACTATAGATAATTCAGATGTACTTACATTTAGTTCTATAACTTGTCCTTAACATATTAGTATATGTCGAAACAATTAGGCGAAGCAATAAGCCCACCAGGACGTAAAATATTACAAGCAGTAGCTGCTCTTGCAGTTTTAGCAGGGGTAGCTTATGGAGGGTATATGTATTCATTCAAAGAAAATCTTGTTTTGACAACCTTTGAGAAAGGCAGACAAGAAGGCTTACAAGCTGGTCAAGTCATAGGTTCACAACAACAACAAAGTGCTGTGCAACAACTTATTCAGCAGGGTAAATTGATTGTATCTCCTACGTTGCAAGCTGAGATAAATAAAGAAATACCACAAGAAACACCTCAATAATTATATGAAAAAAAAATCTGAAGAAAAAGAAAAACTTGGTGGTTATCAAAATGTGCAAGATACTACTCGTAAACCTTATTTTGATTTTAACCAAGTTGGAAGTTCACCAACAACTCCTCCTACTGGTGTAATGAGAATGTTCACTAAAACAGATGGTTCTGCATATCTTCTTGATGATCAGGGGGTAGAAACCACAGTAGGTGGTGCAACAGGTTCAGGAGACATGACTAGAGCGGTATACGATTCAGATGATGATGGAAAAGTTACATCTGCAGTAACTGCAGATAACGCTACTCAACTTAATAGTCAATCAGCTTCATATTACGCAACTGCAGGGGATCTTACATCTCACACAGGAAATACCTCTAACCCACATTCCGTCACAGCCGCACAAGTGAGTGCCGTACCTACTTCTTACCTCGACACAGATAGCACAATGGCGGCTAATTCTGATGCAAAAGTAGCTACTCAGAAAGCTACTAAAGCTCACGTTGTTACTCAACTTGCTACGCTTACTAAGTCATCAGTGGGATTAGGAAATGTAGATAACACGTCTGATGCTACTAAGAACGCCGCGTCTGTTGCTTTGACGAATAAAACGATTGATGTAGATAGTAACACAGTTTCAAATATTGAAGTAGATAATTTTAAATCTGGGGTTATAGACACTGATGGTACGCTTCTTGCTAATTCTGACACAAAACTTGCTACCCAAAGAGCTGTAAAAGCCTATGCTGACTCAGTTAGAACAGGCACAGCAGCTCGTATTGCGTGTGATGTGGCAACTGACGCAGCTTTACCAGCATGTACGTATGATAATGGTACAGGAGGTGTAGGTGCTACTCTTACAGGAGATGCAGTCGGTGCTCTAACTGTTGATGGTGTTGATTTGAATGCAACAGGAGCTGAAGGCAATGGGCGTGTTCTTGTCAAAGATCAGGCGAACGGAGCACATAACGGAGTATACCTAGTCACTGAAGCGGGAGACGTTGGTACTGCGTTTATTCTCACCCGTGTTACAGACTATGATGCTGCCGATGCTTCTGAAATATCGAGTGGTTCTTTCTTCACGGTAATCTACGGTACAGAAAATAACAGTTCTCTTTGGATGCTTGCTACCACAGGAACAATAGTAGTAGGCACAACATCTCTTGTATTCACTCCATTGCCTGTTGCAGGTGCTTACACTGCCTCAAATGGTGTGAAAGTTGTAACAAGTGACATGCAGATTGATCTTTCTGATACTAACCCATCACTTGAAGTTTCAGATGGTGGTCTTAGGGCAAAAGTTGACGGGAGCACTATAGAACGAGCAGCTGGTGGGCTTCAGATTAAAGACGGTGGAGTTACCGCAGCTAAAATAGCTAATGCGGCTGGTATTCCATATTCAAAACTTACGCTTACAAACGAGATAGTAAACGCCGACATTGATGACGCAGCTGCTATCGCTGAAACAAAACTCGCTTTGGATGTTGCTACTGCGACGCTTGACTCTACAAAACTTGCTAAAACTCTTAACTCTGCTCAAATATTCGTAGGTAACGGCTCAAATGTAGCGACAGGAGTTGCAATGAGTGGGGACGTAGCCGTAGATAACACAGGTGCAACTACTATTCAAAACGGAGCTGTTGAATATCCTATGCTTGCAGGCTCTATTCCTGATTCAAAACTAGACCAAATCACCACAGCTTCTAAAGTATCTGGTGCAGCTCTTATCGCATTAGCAAGTATTCCTTCAGGTGCAGGACAAGTGCCTGTAGCTAACTTAGGCACTGGCACAGGTTCATCAAGTAATTATCTTAGAGGGGATGGAGCGTGGAGCCCAGTAACAGGTACGAGTAGTGATTATTCTGTTACGCCATTATATTTTATGAATAAAGCCACAGCTGTTACATGGACTAACATGCCCGCAGCGGTAACTACTTTTTATAGTGCAGTATTAACTTATCGTACACGTTTAGACTTAACGTATGCTACACAATATAGAATAGTGGTTTATATGAGCGTAGCAGGGGCTACGAATGCTGACCTTAACTTACAGTATTCTTTAGATGGTTCAACAAGTTGGACTGCTTGTGATACAGGAGGTGCTGGTGAATTAGCTATAGGTTCTACTGGTTTTAAGGCGAGTTCATGGACTAACCTAGTTGCTGGTGCAAAGACAGATGTGCATTTAAGAGTTGTAGGCAAAGAGGGAGATGGGATTATTGATCCTGTATTTTATGATTTAAAAGTTGAATTTAAGTATCCTGTCTACTCTCGTAAAATCCAAACAAAACAACCTATTGCAGAGACAACGACACTTACTACAGGGGATGGAATAGGGTATATAAATGTTCCATCAGAAATGAACGGCTTGGTTATTGCTGGCGTCGAAGGGTTTGTTTATACCGTTTCGTCTTCTGGTGCAGTAAATATCCAGCTTCATAACATGCGAACTGACCAAGATATTCTCTCAACCGCTCTGACGATTGACGCTAACGAATACACATCAGACACAGCGGCTACTCCTGCAGTTATTAACGCTACTTACGATGATGTACAGGCAGGGGACAGAATCCGTATTGACGTAGATGGAGCAGGTACAGGCACAAAAGGTTTAGAAGTTAAATTGAGATACGCTTAATATGGTATTTGATTCACAGTGGTTTGAACAAAATCAAAAGAAACTTCTCTGGCTTTTGAACACGCCAATTATTAAGTATTGGTTTAGGTGGTGCTTACGAATTAGAAGACATGATTGTACTTCTCGAATTATTAAAATCGAGCCAAACAAATATTGGTTTCAAGATGAGAACATCTACGTAGATATTAGGACTCATAATAAGTTTTCTAAACGACTTTATTACGCTTTTAAGCCTTTTTGGTACTTGTTGCATGGTGTTGATTTTCTTCTTAACAGAGCCAAATTTCAGTATAATTTCGGGTTTGACACCTTAACTGCGTACCCTGATGCAAGCAGTGGAGGTACAACTGTAGACGGAGTAGTTGGACGTGTTGAAGTAGACGAAACTTTTGCAACAATCCGTGCTGGGGCTGGGAATGGGTTTGATGTTACAGGTACAGAAGATTATTTTTGTGGATTAGATGCTACGACCACAACAGACCAATTTGCAAACCTGATAAGAGGAATATATACGTTTGATACATCAAATCTAAGATGGTCTGAAGTTTCCTCAGTTACGCTGTCATTATTTGGTCAAGGTACACATTATGTTGGTTTAAGTGCAACTGGTGGGACAGCAGCAGATATACATGTTGTTTCAGCAAGTCCTGCTGCTAACAACAACTTAGCCAACTCAGATTATGGTAACACAGGTACAACGAGCTTCGGCTCTATAGCAAGTGGTTCATGGAGTGCCATCGCATATAATGATTTTTCACTTAACGCATCTGGATTAGCAAATGTAGCAATTAACGGAATCACTAAGTTTTGTTCAAAATTATCATGGGATGTAACAGGTACATTTGGCGGGGCATGGTTGACAGGAGCTTCAGAGGCATTTCAAGGTTACTTCGCAGATCAAACAGGAACAACAAACGACCCAAAACTCGTTGTGACTTATACAACTCCGTTTATTCCATTATCAACATTCATGTAATATGGACTGCAAAGAACGCTACAAAGAATTTAGTATGGAAGGAGAATATATCGTAGACGATGAACTAGAGCATGATTGGATAATACATAATTTACAAGATTTTATTATTAAACAATGCCAATGGTGCAGAGTAACAAAAGATACATCGTATGGAGCCTGACGAAGAACACAAAAAATATTTTCATAATATGTCTCCAGAGACAAAAGAGGCTTTAGAATCTCTTAACAAACGTATGGATGTTATGGAAGAAAACCATAAGGAATTACGACAAGATGTAAAAGAGATAAAAGAAAATCATTTAGCTCATTTGCAATGTGGACAGAATGATTTAAAGATTGAAATGACCGCTCAAAGTACTAATTTAAAATGGATATTGATTATAGGTGGTTTTACTATCGTACAGGGTGCTGGAATATTAGTTGCTATTTTAACAAAATAATATATTGGAACTTCCCCCTCAATCGAGATACTTATCGATTGACACTCATATCATGGTTGGGTGGGAGGTTCTAAACAATGGAGGGATAAGGTGAAAGAAGTGTTGGAGTACATCATGTTGCTCGTTACAGTGGCTCTCATCATCGCAGAGTTCTCACTCCTGTAGGAGGGAAACATGAAGACCATGTGTGGGTGCGGACTTCGCATGAAGGACTACGGTGGTGTCGATGGTTTCGCCATCGAGGAGTGCGACTGGTGCTCGCAGAACGGTGGCGTGTACTGCAAGTCGCCCTACTGGGACACGAAACGGGACAAGGAGGATGACAAGCGTGTCCGACAGGGTATGGCGTACAAGGAAGCCATGAACAACGTGACCCCGCTCGAACGCACGAGACAGGGGAAGAAGAAGGGAAGGAGAGCCGCATGAGACTCGACGAGAAGTACGTTCAGCCGAAGCTGCTCTGCCCCACCTGCCGTGAGAAAACCGACCACGTCATCGACCACAAGACGCTCACCACTTCGGGAAGCCTCGTGCTGGCGTACTACACGTGCAAGACGTGTGGTAAGTCGCACCAGGCGATCCTCGGAGAACTCCAGACCTTGTGTCAAGAGTTCAAAGCCGCCTAATGCCACCCACAGGGCATCTGCTGTGGGGAAATCTATATATTATGGAATACGGAACAGGCTTAGTGCCAGACATTTTAGACGAAAGGGATTACGAGTTAGACCATATCCTTATGGGTTCTCCTATTTTCGATTGGGAGAAAGGATATGACATCGAGGAAGAAATAGGTATGGAGATACCAACTAAAAGTCAGAATGGCTCTGGTTCATGTGTCGGACAGACATCAGCTACCTATATTTGGGTCAAGAATGTCGTTGAGGCTGTTCAGAAATATGGAAAATTAACAGAACAAACAAAACAATTTTTTAAAGAATACTACCAGATTTCTGCAAAGGCAGTCTACTCGCAGATACATCTTGAACAAGGTGGTGCATACTCACGAGACGCTATGATGTTGTGGAGAGACTGGGGTGCAGTACGAGAGAAAGAAGTGCCAAGCTACGATAATGGCAATCCACCAAGTGAAGAGTTTATGCGAGGCACAGAATGGATGAATAAAACCTTATATCCTAAAACACTGCAGTCTTTTGAGGCAAGAATGCTCAGAGACAAGTCAATAGACGCTATTGCACAGGCAATACGAGATAATCACGGAATACATTTCGGAGTAAGAGGTGAGTGGAATAACACGTGGAAGAGTATGTTCCCTTTAGCACCTCAGAGTACGAATTTCTTTTACCATGCTCTCTACGCTGGTAAGGCGAATATGATAAACGGCAAGAAGTACATCGGTATTAAGAACAGCTGGGGAGACAATGTCGGACAGAAAGGTTGGCAATGGCTGTCTGAAGAGTGGTTTCCAGAGTATGTGATGAATCCGTGGGTAGCATTTGACCAAGCTAATTCAGGGCTACTAAAGTTCATAGATAAAAAAGGTAAACCACGTAAGCTCCCTGCTTATTGGATTAAATCAATAGCACATTTAATGTATGTCTAAACTATACTGGAAAATAACAAACGCCCTAGAAGCACAGGTTAAAAAATTCGTTCAGCCTTCTGGTGTTAAGACAGGTCTCTTGCGACATAAAGAAGATGGACGAGACAAGAACTTTGAGGCTACGATGGGTTGGCTTGGTAAACAACCTACATTCAAATCAGTCTCAAACTTCAATGGCGAAATAATGAGACAAGTACATAACATCTGTGTGTTCGCTTCTCGTAAAATGGGGCGACTATACCAGCAGGGATTAGAGTTTTCAATGAAACTTCCAGTTGTGTGGGGCAAGCGTAATGGTTGGGTAACAGGAGATGGGTTTTCAAGTCTTCGTGCAGAGAATGATAACGGAACTAAAAATGGGCTTGTGCTTGTAGAGGACTGTCCTGATACTCAGATACCGTGGAGAGATTTTTCAACGCTTGATAACGCCACATACGCAAGCCTTATGGAGAAAGCAAAGCTCTGCAAGATACCTGCGTATAGACCTATTTACAACGTAGAAACAGCACTAGAAGCTCTTGACAAAGGATTTGTACTATTCACTGGTTACAAGTGGTACAACAGTGATTACAGACTTAAACCACCTGACTTCATCTATAAGTTTAATGGCTCTATTATAGGGCACCATGCTATCAATGTAACAGGGACAATGCCGAATGGTTTGTATCAACAGCCTAATACATTTGGTAAAGAGTGGGGTGATGGCGGTGTAGGTTGGCTTAGAACTATCTTCTCTAAAAATCAATATCCTATCTACATTGAGGAGTTTATCCCACTAGAAACACGAATACCACTATTTATAAGGCAGAATGAAGGCAGAGTAGTACGAACAGCGAATGACCCTGAGTGCTACAAGCTAGAAAATGGCACTAAACGATATATAGAGACTCTTAAAGATTATCATGCTCTCGGTGGAAAGAATAGAGTCGTAAAACAGGAACTGCTCGATGCAGTGCCTACAGGAGTACCTTATTCATTAACTTAAACTTATGTCTCTCGTAAAAAGATTTCCAGTGCTAGGTTCAAGTCAAAACCCAGAACAACTAGCACTTACAGTAAAAGGTGTACTTTTAACACTCATTCCTATTGTTGTTATGATGGCTGGCGGATTGAATATTACCCTCAACTCAGATGATTTAATAGCATTTGTAAATACATTATTTGGAATTGTAACTCTTGGTATTACATTGTACGGAATTGTAAGAAAAATCTTTAAGAAATAGCCTCAACCTCTCGTGCTATATCGGGCAGGATGCTAGATATACTGCGGAGCTATACATAGTCTGGGGTCTCCGAGTAATCGGGGTGTTACTTAGCCCTTTAGTCCCTTAGTGGGTAATGCTAGAGGGCTAGAATAACATAATTTATATGACACCAAATCAACTTCAAACTTTATTTCAAGAATTAGTGGATGATACTAATTTAGCAGAGTCAACGGTATACACGTTTTTTAATAATGCTTTTAATGCGTTATGGCTTAAAAGACCCTGGGAAATAGCAAAGAAGTCCGATGACACTAAGTCTACAACTGTAGGTGGCACGTCAGTTGCTCTACCTACTAAATTTTTAAGACCATTACCTATTTGGATTGGAAGCACACAGATTTTACCTATAAAAAGAGAAGATAGACGTTTATTTAGAGACAGTATGTTTCGATATTACGTTGATTGGCAAACATCCACTATCAAACTGACTTATAGTCCTACGTCAGCAGAGACTATCTATTGGGATTACATCTATGAACCTGATAACGCATTTACAACTGCTCTTGAAAGCACTGATTTAGAGACAACTATCCCTGGATTTAAAAAAGCATTTCATCCGTTAGTAGCGTATGAGGCGGCAAAGCTCTTCTATTACCAGGAGGTAGGATCTAAGAACGATAGTTGGACTTCAGAAATGCAATTTGAATATGATAGACTTTTTAATTTAATGTGTAGTTGGGACGCAGGGTTAAAGTCTGACGCACAAAATACTTCAATCCCAGATTTAATTTATTCAGGAAACAATCGCAGTGATGTGATTGAACTTGGAGAATAATATGTCAAATAGAAGTGTAAAAACAAATCTATTCAAGTATGGTGTCGTAGATAAATACGAAGCCTCTGAAATCCCACGTGGTGCTGCTTCGGCTTCTTCTAATTTCTTGACTAAACTCGATAGTATCGAATTGACCCGTGGACGTAAACGCTTAGGAGCTGAGATTACTGGTTCAGGTAAAATAACTGGTTTAAAGGTGGGCTACACAGGCACGGGTACACAGGTGTTATATCGGACAATTTCAGGAGGGAAATTACAGTATTATAACTCAACTACTGAATTATGGGTTGACGTACAAACTGGACTAACAAACGAAGACCACCAGTTAGAACCATATCGTTCTTTGGCAGGTGCTCAACTTATCATGTCGTCTGACACTGATGGATATTATAAAGTCATGGTAGATAACGCAACTGCAGTTAATGTAAATGATAGCACTCAGCAACCTGTAAAAGGAAAATTGAGAATAAAACGAGGACGTTCGTTTATGTGGTCTCACTCTGACCCAGCGACATTATATGGGTCATATATAGACGACCAGAATGTAAGTGACCAATACACTGCTGTTTCTGCCGAAGCTGTCGGTGGTTCAGGAGCAACACGGGCAGGCACTTTAGGTTTTAAAGCTGGTGGTGCGAGAAGAACATGTTTTAAAGTTTCGTTTACCGACGGGACTGAGACTATTTCAGATAACTTCGATGGAACGCTCACAGGGTCAGCAGGAGGAACAGGAACGATAAACTACGCTACGGGTGCTTATTCAGTGACATTTAACGCCGCTCCTGGTGCTCCTGTAACTACAAGTTATTTCTGGGAAGATATAGCTGTTCATGGAATATTAGACTTTACCAAGTCTGGTACTCGTGGAGCTGGAGAAGGCTTCTCGCTAAAACAAGCAGAGGGTGGAGATTCAATTCAAAACGTCGTCGTATATTCTGATGAAATTTATTCATTTAAAGAGCGGTCAATTTACAAACTTACTCTTTCAGATGATGATACTTCTATTCTGAACAAGGTTTTTTCTCATCGAGCTGGAATAACATATTGGAAAGCTCTGTGGGAAGACGAGGAAGGAATCTTTTTTATTGACGATTCAACTGAAAACGAACCAAAATTAAGAATTGTAAAGCCACAAGAAGCTAACGGCGTTGTCATGCCACAACTCGTAACTGATGCTGTAGACCTAACAGGATATTTATTTGATGAGTGCGATATGGTTGGATGGGGTGATTATGTTGTATTTACAGGACGGTCTACTTCAGTGACAGAAAATGACACTTTATTCTTATTTCATAAGATTTATAGAAGTATAGATAAAATCAATTGGTCACTTTCACGTATTGAAGTCATTGATGGCTCTCTAGTAGGTGGCGAATCAATCTCACAAAACGTATACCTTCTTTTTTCTGGGTTAGATGATGACAACTTCGGTTTGGATGCGTCATGGGAAAGTAAAGACGATGAGTTAAGCGATAAAAACACTGACGCTTCAGGACTTAAAAAAGTAAAACGACTACGAGTACGCGGGCTTATTGGGGTGAATCAAAAGATATATGTTTATGCTAATTATGACAATTCAGGGTATCAGCTTGTCATAGACACTGACCACCCACTAGGTGCAATCGAAGGAAATGCAAGTTATGTAGATGGTGGTCAAAGTGTTGCTGTTGGCGCGACAACCATAGGACGTTTTGAAATAGGTGGAGGAACATCAGGAATAACGGCTTATCCTTTTTATACAGAATTTCGCTTAAATAGCCCTAAATTTGAACGAGTACAGTTGAAGTTTGCTCTACAGGCAATCAATGACGATAACAGTGAAAATATAGGTTATGCCTCTATATCTGAATACGAATTTTATTCAATACTTGGAAAATCTAAACGTATACCAAGTAAATATTCTTAATCTATGAAAAGAATTTTTATAGGCTTGCTACTCGCCTTAGTAGTTGCAACACCTGTGAACGCTTATGTGGTGCAAAGAGGGGACACATTATCAAAAGTCTCATCTCGTTTTGGTATGACATGGCAGGAATTATGGGACTTGAATAAAGATATTGAGAATCCTAATTTAATCTATCCAGGACAGGAATTAGATACTGGTGGCGATATGTGGATTCCAGAACTCGGTGTGACTCCACTTGATGTTGTGGCACTCTACGAAGATAATCTACAAAATACGATTACTACATCTGATACATCGCTTACACTTGTCAGAGGTACAGATAAATCAGGATCTGCTCTATCAGGTACGTTCGGATTTATCATAGATGAAGGAACGACATTAGAAGAATTTATTATAGGAACATGTGCTGGAACTGCATGTACTTCTCTACAACGAGGTATTTCTGTAACAGACGGAAAGACAGAGGTAACTGCTTTGAAAAAAGCACATAGAAAAGGTGCATCTATAAAAATGACTAATTATCCTATCTTAGGACGATTGAATCGAATTTTATCAGGTCAAGACTCTACAGGAACGACGACGTGGAAATGGGGAGGCGAAGTTAACACAACTCCTCTTACTCTTTATTTCTCTAACGGTACTGCTACTAACCCATTCCTTAGATATAACGGGACTAATTGGCAATTTTCTGATGATGGCATCTCAAGTACAAATTTGGTAACAGGTGGTGGTGGACTTACCGCTTCTACGACAGCAGGTATAGGTATCACAGATTCTAAAATATATGTCAACGCCTCCTCAACAACAGGTATGGCATTTGACACAGACGGAGCCTTATATCAGAAGACTCAAAGTGCGACAGGTGTAGAAAGTGATAGCAACGGAGTAAAAATCAACACTTCAACACTCACAAACCTTATCGCCACCTCAACCCCCACAGCTTCTAAGATTCCTATGGCTAATAGTAGTGGTGAGTTACATAATGATTGGATAGATGAAGGAAACTTAAATACACAACCTTTTATCGCTGGAGAAACTATAGATACATCAAGCACACCTCAAGCAGTTTACTTCAGCACATCAACTGGGCAAGTTTTAAAGACAGATGCAGACGCTGTTATAACTACATTCGGTTTTATAGGTTTTGCACAATTCGGACAGACTATAACATCAGGAAATGCTATTAACGTACAAACAGACGGACTTGTATATGGGTTTACAGGGCTTACTACTGGGACGGTGTACTATGTGTCAAATGTAACAGGTGGAATTAGTACGTCAGCAGGAACAAATAGTTACAAGATAGGTAGGGCTATATCCCCAACGACTCTTTTAATAGAGAGAGGACTCAAAGTAATCAGTGGCACGATGCAATTTACCGCCACTGCGACTACTATAATAAATACTGGTTTTCAAGCATCACGTGTGAGAATACATGCTATAGGAGATGGTGCTTCTAGCTTTGGAAGTCAAGGTGGTTGGTCAGTAAATGGAGGAAACGATTGTATAAGTTTTGATACAAATGGAACAGTAACTAATGCCATACGAACAGATGCATGGTACACAGGAGATGACGCTACTGTTTATCATACAGGAGCAATCACTGCCACAGATAGTACCGTTTCATTTGTAAATACAGAAACATCTAACTCAATTACTGTAGACTTATTCTACGAAATTGAAGGTTAATCTCTCAACCCATCTCTTGTAGGTGGGTTGGATAGACTAAATTTAATATAATACTATGGCAATAATGGAACAAAGCATACTTGACCCAAATCAACAAGTGCCAAAAAGTGTCAACGATGCAATAAGGGCACAAACAGCACAAAGTGAGCAAAATTTTCAGCAAGAACTTGCTGTAGACATGCTCAAAAACAAACGAGTTGATGAAACAATAAATGATGCTGTCGTACCAGTAGCACCTACTGCTCCTGTAATAGACGAGGAAGCTATCAGGAGACAAGAAGAAGAAGCTATTGCCCAACAAATCAAAGCAATAGAAGGAGTTTATGCTGGCGAGATTACAAAAGCAAAACAAGCTGGCGAGGGAAGAGTAAAACAACGAACTGCCATCTCTACGGTACGAGGTGGTGCTGGTTCTGATTTTGCAGCTGCGGAAAAAGACGCTGTTGACGCATATAACGCTGATATTATCACAGGAATCAATCAACAAATGGCTGCTGAAATTGCCTCAGCACAGGCAAAAGGTAAGGGAAATGCACGTCAAGCGATAGCTGATGCGTATGATAACGCTGCTAAAAAGAAAGCTCTTGCTGATACCTACATTCAAGAAGAAAAAACTAAATTTAGCGATGCTCAAACAAAAGCCACAATACTTTCTCAATCTGGCGTAGGGTATGAATCACTCGATCCTGTTACTAGAGGTCTGCTAGAGAAGTATTATGGTGGTCTTGATGCTGCGAAAAATGTATATACGCAGTTAGGACAAACAGAAGCAGAAGTAAAAGAGGTAAACGGTATTTTATACGAAAAACAAACTGATGGAACATGGAAAGCACAGACACCTGGAGAGGAAACTGCTCAAAGTATCGATTATCAATATGTTCCAGCGTCTAAATACCAAGAAGCAGGATATTTTAACAAGGCTACAGGTGAATTTTTACCTATTTCAGGTGTAAATAAGTCAACTAATAGTAGTGGTGTAGGTAGTGCTGTAGGTTACACTCCTTTTTATCCTTCATCATCTACCGAGACAACTCCTACCATAACAGCAAAAACATTTGAAGAATATTTAAAACAGGAAGAAGATAAAGCAGGACAGACATTTTCTCAAACTAAAAGAGATCAGCTCAAAAAGACTTACGAGGCTTCACAGGTAACTCCTACGGGAAACGCAACGAATGCAGACGTGAGCAAGTATTCGTATCAAGTTCAACAAGTTATAAAGGGCAACATGTCTGCTGAGAGTGTTCTTTCGGGTGGTACACAATCTGAAAGAAACAAATATGCAAAAGAATTACAAGACGCTGAAAATAGAGGATTGCTAACCACCACAAACGAGGAAAAAATTTATAGCGGATTGGATAATAAAACAGCTACGGCGGTAAAATCAAGAGTCACTTCATTTAAAACAGAGCCTATAGTCACTAATTTTAATGTAATTAGCGAGGGCTATAACACAGTAAAATCCATTTCTGACACATCTGAGAATCCAAGTGATCACCAAGCACTGATATACGCTTTTGCAAAAATCATGGACCCAAATTCTGTTGTACGAGAATCTGAATATGCTACCGTACAAAAATACTCTCAATCACTAAAGGACGCTTATGGAAAAAGCATTACTAACGCTATAAATGGTACAGGTATTTTGTCTGAGCAGGCTGTTAAAAACATGAAACAAACATTAGAAACAAAATATCAGTCTTCAAAGAAGAACTACGATAATGTATATAATCAATATATAAATGCAATAAATAATGCAACAGGTAGAGATGATGGAGCAAAATTTTTAACTGACTATTCAACTGCATTTTCGTCTTCAATAAACAATCAAGGACAAACATCTAGCGGTCTTAAGTATTCAATAGAATAATATGCCAAAAGTTAAATTTGAAACGGGGCAAGTCGTAAATTTTGAGACAATGCCTACAGCACAAGATATAGAGGAAGTGGCACAAAAACTAGGTATTCAAAAAAAAGTTGAGCCACTTAAAAAAACATTTCTTAACAAAGCTGTTGATTTTGGTAAAGATGTTTTAACTTCTTTAGGTTCAACTGCTGTAAGAAGTCTTGTCGAAAGTAGCCCAATTATTAGTGCTATTGACCCATCAAGACAGTTACGTCAACGTCTTCCTGAAAATATTAAAACCCCAATAGGTGATATAGGAGTCAGATATTCTTCTGATCCAAAAAAGGCAGTAGGGCAAGGTTTTGGTGATTTAGCGAATATAGTCGGTGGAGAAGGCGCAGGCAGTGTTGTACGCAAAACATTACAAAAAAGTGTTCTTAGTCCTATCTATCAAGGTGTTAAGACAGGAGTAAAAGCTGGTGGACTGCAAGGAGTTGGTTCTGGTTTCCAAGAAAGTAAAAGTTTACAAGAGTCTGCTTTACAAGGAGCTACTGGGGCGGTTGTTGGCGGTGCATTAGGCGGAACTTTGAGTGCTGTTACTCCTGTAGCGATTAAAACTCTGAATAAAATACCAGGGTTTGTCAAAGCTGTCGCACAGCCAAGCAAAACTATTGGAACTGCCCTAAAAGATGTTGGAGAAAAAATTCAAACAACTGTCATTAAACCAACAACAAAGGACAGATCAGCGGGATTTAAAATTGAAAATGTCACTAAATATGACGTTGGCGGAAATTTGGGGGACTCTCTTAATAAAACTGTATCAAAGATAAGAGATTATTCTCGACAATTAAATACTCTGATTAAAGAAAAGGGAGACCAAAAAATACTAAGTTTGTCTAACGTGCTTGATGAACTAAAATCTAAATATGAAAATAGAGGTTTGGCAGGTCTTGGAACTCAATCTCAAACTCTCAAAACAATTAAAGAAATTGAAAATGAACTTGATTTAATCCAACCTAATTGGAGGAATCAAAATATTAGTCTTGCAGAAGGAATACAGACAAAAAGAGCCGCTGGTTTAAAAGCTGCATTTGAACATGACCCGCTCAAATCTGGTGCAAGCTCACAAGAACAGGTATGGAATGATCTTTATATGGTTTTGAAAAACAAAACAGAAGGTGTTGCTCCTGAAGGTCTTGCAGAAGTGAACAAAGCACTTTCTGAACTTATACCGATTGAACAAGCTATTATACGAAGAATACCAGTAAGCCAAAGGAATAGTGTTTTGTCTTTGACAGATATGATAGGTCTAACAGGCTCTCTTGTTGACCCAAGAGCTCTCACTATAAATGTAATAAATAGAATATTGAAGAGTGGTAAGGTAGCAAATACTCTATCTCAAACTGGGAAAAAATTACTTGGAAGATGATTTTTTGTTAGATAACAAATTATTGATTTCATCATTTTTTTCATTGTAATTGTCTAGTGCGTCATTGATTTTTTCAGTTTCTTTAGCTTTACTCCACCACGCAAATATGATAAAAACAATCGCTAAAAAAATTCCTAAAACACTTAGTTGTATTGTCATATATTTATTATTTAATTCTATTAGCTTTATCTATACAATATTTAATCACTTCATCTGGAACCATTGTTACATCATTATTTGAGATGAAGCAATCGTTAAAAACTTGGTTTCTTGCATGTTTTTTAACTAAGTAATTACTATCAGTCAATAAAAGTATAACTATATTTATATTGATGATAATTATTATAATAAAAACTTTCCAAAACATATAATTATAAATTACCCTGAAACCTTAACACGTCACACTACTCTAAAACAGAATATATGTCAAGACCGCTTACCTAAAGAGTATACAATTATTGTAGGTTTTTAGCCAAATATATGGTGGATAAGTAGGGGAAAGTTATACACATCACAAAATACTAAATGAGTGATATACTTGACTTATCTGATAAATTGTTGTATAAGAATATTCTATAATAAAAACAAAACCCGTCCAACTAGGACGGGAAGTCTCGCAGACTTAGGCACTCTTAATAGGAGTGTCTTTTGTTTCTTCAAACTTCATTTGAGCAGGTCTTTCAACCTCTACCTCAAAACAAAATGCTTGAAGTCCACGATCTCGAGCATAAATTCTATGCCCTTTAATCGTAATCCACGGCCTACAAATTGTAGACATAAGATACAGTCACATCCTCTAAACTAAGGGAATGGTTTAGCCCTCCTAAGTAGCCGATTTACGCTACTTAGTAGAGCCAAACAAAAAACCTGTACCCAGTCTTAGCGTAGGCGCAAATACACTTTTTAGGGTGAAAGTACGCACTAGAGCGTATGATCCTTTTAAGACCTACGCCAAGACTAGAAACAAGTTTAATCTTGTGTATTTGCTTTTGACGGGGATCAGCCGTATTTGATAAAAGAGCACATTTATCTTAACACCTATTATAACCTAATTCAAACATCTAAATTGTGGATAATTACCTAAAAGGGGACTTCTTTTTATAGCTTGGTAACTTTTTATCTTTCCACGCTAGTATCACTCCTAATGCAAGAGTGCCAAGTATTATTATTGACAAAACTTTCATAAAGTTATAGGGTTGCTTGTTACATTATCTTTCCCCCAAAGAAAGTGTAACAAAGAGAGTAGGGGCTTCTAGTAGGGGTGAGCCTACTATCAGCACAGTACTCTCACTTAAATCATATCATATAATGACTGTGTACGCTATGCGGTGTGTACAGTCGGGTGAGATTATATGTTTCTTACGTTGACCTCTCCATTAGGAGGGAAAACTTTGCGTTCTTTGTGGTGTTCTGTAGAAAACAAGCCTAACGTCTCTATAGACCCCGATAGAGAGCCTACGTTAGTTCTAAACGAATTAGCGTGGAAAATAGGTTACACCTATAAAGACCTTAAAAAAGGCGACCCAATATACATCAAACGAGACCAATACGACCAATTAAAAAAGCTCTCCTAATAGGGGAGTTTTTAGTTGGTGAAACAAACTTATCCACAGTGGAGTATTTGACACCTGTTTGATTTTATATTATAATATATTTATATACATCAAAAATAATTATGAAAAAATTTATATTCCAGTACAAGAGTTTTGAAACAGAAGAAGAGATACGACGATTTGCTTATCAAGATAGGGTATCTGAAAGTACAATAGTAAATAAAGCACTTGATGAGTATGTCGCCAAAAGGCAAAAGAAAGAGGCTCGGAAGTCTAATTCCCAGCCACGCTAAGCCCTCTATTTGTCCCGTAGCGAGGTTTTACTAGCGTAAATGATATTCGCACTGTCTAACTCAAAACAAACGATTGTAGAGGCTCACACAGGTTATCCACTTTCAACATTGTACACGTTCATTACAAGTTATATACTACTAAAGCTGGTCTACCAAGACCAGTAGAGAACTATCGGGCAAGTGTCTTACATTATATCTTGGCTAACCTTAGCCAATAAATAGTCTACAGACATCAGTAAAAATCTACTAAAACCAGTAGACCGATAGTAAAAACTATCGGTTTTTTATTTACTCATACAGTTCACCAAGTTTCCCGATAGTTACTTGGTTGACTGTAGTAGTAAGTACGAAATTACAAGCCATTATAGGCAAGTAATAACCTGTCAAAAAAAGAGCGGGAAAACAGGAATATATGGAGATTTCTATTAGAGGTTTCTGTATATATCCCCAAGTACCGCTCTATGACAGATAATCTAAACTTTATGAATAATTTAGGGGAACTACCTCCTGACAAAACATACCGACAGCTTGAGGGTGATGATGACCTTCATACTCAAGCAGGATTAGTCGATGTCGGTGTGGACGAGGAAGGTGAGATACAGTACATCGGTACAAGATCTCAATGGTCTAAATTTGAACAACTAACAAATTCTTATGAAAATTCTAACTAAAATACTCTCCTTGTGGAGAGTACATAGATACTACAAAGCTCTTGCAAAGCTAAGTAGAAAAGAAAACAAACGTGTAAGTAAGTTTCTCAAAGGTCGCCGAAATAATATTCACCGCCTTTTGGTACCTAAAGTGTATCACAGGGCTTAAATGAAGTCAATATGAAAACAATTACATTACAAGGAAAAGAATACGCACAAGTTGTGGAACGCTTAAAAGAGTTTAGAAAAGACAATCCTCGAGGAAAGATTGAAACTACTCCTCACATTCAAGAAGATGGAAAGGTGCTTTTCAAAGCCTATATTCTCAAAGACAAGAGTGACGAAAACTCCGCAGAGGCAACAGGACACGCTCTGGGAGAAAACAAAGGTATTAAGGCGTTTGAGAAGTTAGAAACAATCGCTGTCGGTAGAGCGTTAGCGTTACTCGGTTACGCTTCTGACGGAGAAATTGCCAGCGGTGAAGAAATGGAAGAATATCTAAAATTCCAAGAGGAAAAGAAAAGCAATTTACTAGGAGAAGCACAAGTAAAATTAGAAAACACAAAGACATTGCAAGAATTGAGTGCAGTGTGGGCTTCAACCCCAGGCACTCTAAAACCTTTACTCGCAGAACTTAAAGATAATCTAAAAAAACAATATGAAAGTACTAAAGTTTCAAACACAGGAGGAGTGGATGGAAGCACGAAAGTGCAAGATAACGGGATCAAGGCTTAATGACATTGTCATCAAACGAGGAACAGGACAGAAAAAAGGATTTTACGAACTAATAGCTGAACGGCTCGCACTTCCTCCAGACGGCGAGGATGTGATGGATAGAGGCAATAGATTGGAAGATGAGGCGATCGAGATGTTTAAAAAAGAAACAGGAAAAGATGTTGATACTTCGCTCGTAATCTGGACGAGAGATGACAATGAAAGTATCGCAATCAGTCCTGACGGATTTATTGGAGAGACCGAAGCAGTAGAAGCAAAATGTTTATGTTCGGCAAATCACATTGAATCGTATCTAACACAAGACTATCCAAAAACCTCAACGCAGTACAATAGTTACATCATGCAATCACGTCAGTATTTCATTGTGAACGATAAGCTAGAAAAATTGCATGTGGTGTTCTATGACCCACGTTTACAGTTCAAAAACTTTTTTTACTTCACGCTTACTCGCCCCGTACTTGAAGCAGAGATAAAAAATTATCTTGAATATCAACGTACTACGTTAGAGGAAGTAGATAAAATCGTTAATGAATTAAGTTTTTAATATATGGGAGAAATAGCAGAAATGATGTTAGGAGGAGTTATGTGTGAGATGTGTGGTGAATATCTTGAATGTGATGAGTGTGAAGATATGGGTATTCCAATGTACTGCTCTGAAGAATGTGCAAAAGACAGAGGAGCAAGCAAAGAACAAGTTTGTAGCCACAAAAAAAAGTAAACAAACACCAACATTTCCTTAGAGCTCATCTCAATGAGGTGGGCTCAATAGGGAATTAACCCAAAAGAAGACCCTTTAGGTCTCCATGCTGTCAAAATATGAAAAATATAAGCCTCCTTCAGTACTTTTGTACCCTCTAAAAATGCAGGGTTATTTGAGTTATAGATTGATTGATAATTTGGTTGTTTGCTTCTGACGTGTAGTTAGTAAGCATGGGGCAACCAGATTATCAATCAGCTTATAAACCCATGCTTTACTAATTTAATAATATGAAAGAAACATTTTATTTCTCGCATGATTACGGAGCACGAAACGATCCAAAAATGATTTCCCTCCGTTTTACAATTGGACTAGAAGCTATAGGAGTTTATTGGTGTTTGATTGAAACACTGTATGAACAGGATGGGAAAATTGAATTGAAGTTTTTAGAGGAAACTATACGTTCGTATGGCGTATGTAATACGGACGTAGTACGAATAATTGACAAATTGTTTGAAACGCAATTGCTACAAAAAGATGAAAAAATTGTGTGGAGTGATGGTGTCAATTTACGCATACAAAAACGTAAAGAGAAGTCAGAAAAGGCACGACAATCTGTGCTATATAGACACAATAAATACGAACGTAATACGAACGTAATACGAAAGTCTACTATTAAAGTAAAGGAAAGTAAAGTAAAGGAAAGTAAATCATATACTACTTGCTCATCTCAAAAGATGAGCGAGGGACAGTTTGATACCTTTTGGAAAACCTATCCAAGAAAGGTCGGGAAAAAGAAGGCACATGATAAATTTGTGAAATTAGACGTGTCGCTGTTTGAAATGATTATGAAGTCACTACTCGCCCAAACAAAAACAGATCAGTGGCAAAAGGAAAATGGTCGATTTATTCCTCATCCGATTACATGGCTATATCAAGAACGCTGGAATGATGAGTTAGAGGAACAAAAATTAGATATATCAGAAAGGAGAAAATTATGATCACATTTCCTCAAAACTTAGAAGCTGAACAGGCGGTTATAGGTTCAATCTTTGTAGATAATACATCGTTTTACAAAATATCTCATCTTATAACTCAAAATAATTTTTATGATGAACGTAATAGGTCAATATTTAGAGTCATAACTCAGTTACTTGGTAACAAAGAACAGGCAAATATTCTAGCCGTGTCAGAGAAATTACCAAATATGGCACGTTCGTATTTGGTCGAGTGTACCATGAAGATTACGACCGCAACACAAATTATTTCCTACGCAAAAATTGTGTTAGACAAGTCAATTAGGCGACAGCTTATTATCGCCCAAGAATTGAACACACAAGTTATTTATGACGAGAACATTGATATTGAAACCGTCCTTGCTGAAACACAAAAACAAATTTTGGAAGTCAACCTTGTTAAAAAACAAGAGGATGGTTCGCAAGCAATTATTACTGAAATAGAAGCGGTACAACAAGAATATTCCGAGAAATATAAACAAGGTAAAAAGTATTTAGGAATTGAATCTGGATTTGAAAAGTTAGATGAAATCATTGACGGGCTTAGACCAGGACATGTGTGGGTAGTAGGTGCGTTTACGTCAACGGGCAAAACGCAGTTTTCTCTGAATGTCGTTCATTCCGTGCTTGAGCAAAATGTTCCTGTGTCAATTATAAGTCTTGAGATGAGTCGAGTGGACACGGTGGCACGTTTAATTGGTATACGCCACAACATCAGCTCAATGCGCGTGCTAAAAGGCATAAATGACGCAGATACTACACAGCGAATTGACGAGGGCAAGCTATTTTTTAGACAGACACCTTTGGAAGTTCATACGACTTACTTTGAACTGGAAAAAATTAAAATGCTTATCCGTCATGACGTGTATGCTCGTGGTGTAAAATTGGTAGTTGTCGATTATGTACAAAATATTATGTCAGATAAGGCGTTGCGTGAGTACGATCTTTTAACTCAGTCAGCCGTAGATTTGCAGGCGTTAGCACGAGAGTTGAATATCACGATTTACATTGTTTCTCAGATTTCTAACGAAGCGGAAAAAGGACAAGGCGCAGGTGCTGGTTTTAAGGGTACGGGTGCGTTAGAGGCGGTTGCGGACTTGGCTATTAGGCTGAAACGAGAGAGAAAAGATGAAAGTACAAATGACGATTTTGTTCCTGTAAAAATTGTCGTATCTAAAAATCGTCATGGGTTTACTGGAAACATTGATAATTATTGTATGTGGTTGAAAAGCGGAAAGTTTGAAAAAGACCTTATGTATATTAACGCAGATATTAAGCAACAAATGTATGGAACACATAAGTAAAATTTTAAAAAATAAAAAAGTTATTGATAAGCATTTTGTGTGTCCTCGTACTGACTGTAAAGAAGACAACGCATACACTTTTTTCGACTGGGAAAGCAGAAAAACAAAGTTTCGATGTCCGACTTGTGGCTTGGAAGATTACTTACACAATCTTAGTTATTTAACTAAACAATATGAAAGAAGTACGCCCTAGTCTAAAAGATTTAATAGCCGACACAGTCATGGTACGAAAATTAGTAACGTATGACGAACTTGAAGAACTAGCGATTAAAAACGGATATAAACCTGAAACAGCTACGAGACGATTGAGAGGTGGGGATGGCTGGGATATTCCTGTCATTAAACTAAACGCAAAGAAAAAACCAATAAAAGAAAGTGAACGAATATATTATTACAAATGGTGCGGAGGTAAAACTATTTTTAACTAATATGATCCGCCTGTCAAAACTTATTGTCATTTTATTTTTCATCATAGAAGTAGCAGATGTACAAAATGAGATTTTATATCAAGCACAGATTTATGGAGTAGACCCAGATACAGCGTTACGAATAGCATTTTGCGAAAGTAGGTATGACATATATGCGAAAAATCCTAAGTCAAGTGCATACGGAATTTACCAGTTTACCACGCCAACGTGGAAATATATTGGGGGAAAAGATAGGTACGATTGGCGAGAGAACGTAGAGCAGTTTATGAGATGGTATCCCAAAAAAAAGTCGTGGTGGGTTTGTCAATAATTTAGTCAACATTTAGAAGTTTGTATATGAAGAACCTTTTTCAAACACCATCAACAATTGAAAATATCTCAACACGAAAAGATGGTACGATAAAAATTGTGATAGGCACACAAGAACTTCCACCAGACGAAATGGCACAGCTTATGAGCTTGTATAATAAACTTGGGTACTTTTTATTTAAAGAAAATGATATTACACCTGATGAAATCCCTGAAGATGACGCACCTGAATTTGAAGATGAAAAATCACCTACAAAAAGATTATACGCAGTTCTATACGTTTTTTGGAAACAACAAACGAGTAAAGGAAAAATGTCAAAAAGTTTTAATGATTTTAGAAAGGAACAAATGGAAAAATTTATTGATGTAGTCAAGGATAAATTAGATTAACTATGCGTCTTATCCCACCAAAAATTAGAAAACAAATTGCAGACGATCCGTTTATGAAAAAATGTATATGGACTGGTGAAACAAAAGACATAACCTGGGAGCATTGCTGGATATACGGGGGCAAGCAAATTATAGACGCATGGGCTACTGTACCGTTAGTTAGAAGATTAAACACAAACGCAATGCCCCAAGAAGTAAAAGAGTATTGCAGGTGGGTTACTTTGATGAGAGCAACCGCAAAAGACTTGGCTAAATATCCAAAGAAAAACTGGGAACAAGAGAAAAAATATCTAACTTATAAATTTACAAACTATGCCAGAAAATGACGTTTTACAATCAATTTGCGAATTTCTTTGGTATAACAAAATATTTTTTTACCGCAATAATAACACGCCTGTATTTAACGGAGATGTGTATCGTAAAATGCCTAAATGGTCTATGAAAGGCGTACCTGATATTGTCGGAATATACAAAGGTCGTCCATTATACATTGAGGTAAAAAAGAAAGGTGGCTATCCGAGTAAAGAACAAAAAGCGTTTATTGAGTTGGTGAATAGTGAGGGCGGTATAGCGTTTGTTGCTCGCTCAATAGACGATGTAAAATCTAAACTCACCACCCTATGACCAACGAACAACTCTATAACTCAATAACTAAATAATATATGTCAATAACAAATTCCAACGGAGTAAACGAAGAAAATTCTGACGCAGTCAATAGGTCTGACGCAGTCAATTGGTCTAACGCAGTCAATTGGTCTAACGCAGTCAATTGGTCTAACGCAGTCAATAGGTCTGACGCAGTCAATGGGTCTGACGCAGTCAATAGGTCTAATGCAGTCAATAGGTCTAACGCAGTCAATGGGTCTAACGCAGTCAATGGGTCTGACGCAGTCAATAGGTCTAATGCAGTCAATAGGTCTAACGCAGTCAATGAGTCTAACGCAGTCAATAGGTCTGACGCAGTCAATGAGTCTAACGCAGTCAATAGGTCTGACGCAGTCAATGGGTCTAACGCAGTCATAAACTCTTATGGGGTATATAATTGTTTGTTTGTTGCAGATGAAAAAGGAGTAGCGTTTAAACTTTTCAAGACACAAGTAACCGGGGAGAGAATTGACGAGGTAAAGGCAGAATACAGAAACAAGCTCAAAAGTTGGAAACCGACATTCAATAATGGATTTGAATTATATTTGCAAAATGGCAATGAGTGGAAAAAAGTAAATGCGTCCCAAATATGTTCGACCCTTGAAGAATGGGACAAACCAGCTAAAGCGTGGAAAGGTATGCCACAAGATGCTATTGATTATCTGATGAGTTTGCCTGAATGGGACGAAGCGACATTTACACAAATTACAGGACTTATACCAGCGAAAAAAGATGATGAAATAAAGAAAGCAATAAAACTCTTGCAAGAAAAAGGCAAAATTAAAGACGGTAAAATAACAATCTAATCACCCCTAGTGGGGAATAATATATAACTAATTAACCTTATAATTCAGTAAAATAACTTACTTAATATATAGTTATATGAAAATAGAACGTTTAGATGTATTAAAAATGATAAGAATTGCAAAGGAGGATATGCAAAAGGATAAAGAAAATAAATCAAACACTATGACACTAAAACAACAAAAAAAAGAGGCGAGGAAAGAATTTGATGAGAAATTTCCAATATCACATTACTATTGTGAAGATTGTTGGTATTCTTGCCCCAAATCTAAAGATGGTTGTTGTGATAATAGTCAAGGCGATGAATGTAATTGTAATGCAGAAATTGAACAAGAAAAACTAAAAGCCTTCATCGACTCTCTAATCGACAAACTCTTAAATAATAATAATTAATAAAGTGCGTTTATAATTCAAGATTAACACTCATAAAATAACCCCTAAACACTATGTCCCTAAAAACTATCATGGAGGAAAACGAGAAGATGTTTGATGAAGAATTTGCTGATGTAATTGACTTAACAAAAGATGACGGAGAGTATCATATTTTTTTACCAAATCCTGATAAAGTAAAATATAATATTCATTATAAAGATGAAATTAAATATTTCCCCCGCTCCTCCCAACTTCGTCTATTAGAGGGGGTGAGGGAGATGGTGGAGAAAAAAAAGAAAAGTGAATGGGTTGATGAAGGTGAAATAAAGAACGCTCACGATGATGGGTACAATCAGGCTCTCGAAGATATTCTCACCGAGCTTAATATTAAATAACTATGACCCTAAAACAACAAGCACGAGAAGAATTTAATAAACAATTTTGTTCACAAGAAGAACGAGAGAGATTAGCGGAAGAAATTCAGCTTAAAAATATTCATAAACATAATTGGGTATTTGTTGGAAATTATTTTTGGAAAAATGGATTGGGGCAAACAATAGATAGTTGTAAAAAGAAATTTATTTGTCCTGACTGTGAAGAAGAAAAATATGTTGATGATTAAAACTATTGGAAAAATTTTATTATTTTTTGGAAACACATTCGCTGGGATAGGAGCATTGTTTTTGATTATTGGAAAGCATTTGTCTAACTACAAGCGGACTAACTCCCTCCTTAATAAAGAATAACTATGAAAAAATATAGAGTTTATTTTGAACAAGAGAACGCAACTTATTATGAAGTAGAGGCTGAGGACAGAGAACATGCTTCCCAAGTAGCAAGAAAAGAATATCTTAATAACATTGCACCACTCATAAAACATATAGAAATAATTAACCCCCACAAGGGAACTAACTAAATAACTATGTCAACCAATAAACAATTAGAGGAGGCGGTAAGGTATTTGGCAAGAACAAGCGGTAATTTAAATATTATTGATAATATAGACAAAATCCTCTCTCAGCCTGAATATGATTTTGAAGAACACGACAAAAAAGTGGAGTTATCAACAATTTGCATATCGTTGACAAAAACGTATTAACGAGCTAAACTATGTATATACAATTTATGCAATAACTACACACCTTTGAGGGCAAAAGCAAGCTCTTGAGGGATAGCTTTGTAGTTATTGCCTATTCTTCAAGAGATTTACTCCTGCCCTTAGATGGCAGGTTTTTATTTTCTTATGATAATAAATAAGAAAAAAGGTGGTAAAAAAGGATGTTGATACCTATTTTTAGGTATTTTTTATTATGAAAGCATTTTGGAACACATACCCTAGTGAATTATCAGCTAAATTACGTCGCCCATTTGGATTTAAACGTAATAGACAACTCACCTCAAAAGAACTCGATGATCTAATTAAAAAACAAGGACTAGAAGACTACTGTCAAGAACTACGAGAAAAAACATATAAACGTTTACAGGGCACTGCGTAAGCAGTTTGCTCTTTAGCCAAGCACGACACCCCTGACAGGCTATGCCGTGCCCTGTGTACAGCCCATCATTCGTAAGGATGACAGAAGAGAAGTCTACCACTAACCTTTATGGTTGGTGGGCTGTATATTTGTAAGGCGTATTAGCCGATATGCGTTATCCTTATTAGGAAACGGAAGGGGTTTAATGCCCCTTATAAGTATATGGACTGGATTACTATATTCGTCATGTCATTTATTGGACTACTTATCATAATGGCTTTAGCGTATGCAATCTAAAGTATGGGAAATAGATTATCTTTCAGAGGATTTCATAGGAGGTTACAAGGAAAAGAACAAGAACCCCAAACTAACCCAACCTACTTCGTTATGGGAAAGAATGGGCTTATCCAAAAAAACAAAGAAGAACTCCAAGAAGAATACGAAGCAAGTCCCTATTGGGTAAGACAGATGGTAAATTTAGAAGGATTTATTCAATTAAGAGGTACGTTTAAAGTGTAGTAGTCATAAAAATCAATTCAAAAACTATATGGTTACAGAACAAAAAATTCAACCGCCACAAGAAGAAATAACAAATCTTGAACTTAAACCTTTGGCAGAAGTTAAGCCTGAAGATAAAGAGAAACAAGAGGACTACGATAAACGCATGAATGGATTTATGAAAGGTTTTGAACGACTCCAAAAGAAACATAATATTAAACTTATCCAAGTTCCTGCACGGATAATTTACGCGGATACCAAATATGATAAAGAAAACTAAAAAATTAAAAAAGAAAGTCGAAGAATTACCTATCGTAGAATTAGCTGCTACGTTACCCGTAGTTGAAGGATTCAAAGTAGGTGATGTCCTTGAAGATTTAAGCAGTGGTAAACGATTTCACTATCATAATCAAAGTGTAGTGGATTCAGATCCTAAACGATTTAAAAAGGTTTAACAATTTATAAAACTTCTACAAACTCTTGAGAGCTTATTGCAATGCTTTTAAGGTAGGTTATGTAGAAGTTTCCTGCCACAAGCATTAGCCACGGTTCTCAAAAGGAATCGTGGCTTTTTTTATTTATATGGCTGAAACAAATCCCAACGGAGCTAATCAGTATCAGTTAGACCCGAGGCAGAAAATGTGTTGGGACTTTTACATAAAC